TGCAGATTGGTAATAGGGGAGGTGGAAGAGATCCTTTAGCTCAATCATTCTTAATTGATGATTCTCCTGCAGGAATTTTCTTAACTAGTTGTGAGGTATTTTTTGGTTCCAAAGATGATAATGAATTACCTGTTACTTTCCAATTAAGAACAATGCAAAATGGATTACCTACTACGAAGGTAATTCCATTTTCAGAAATTAATCTTTCTCCATCTGAGGTAAATGTTTCTAATGATGGATCAGTTGGTACAACATTTACTTTCTCATCTCCAGTTTATTTGGAAGGTGGTATTGAGTATTGTATGGTTCTTCTTTCTGACTCAGCAAAATATCAAGTATATATTTCAAGAGTAGGTGAGTTAGATTTAATAACTCAAACATTTGTTTCTCAACAACCAGTTTTGGGATCTTTATTCAAATCACAGAATGGTTCTACTTGGGAACCAAGTCAGTGGGAAGATCTTAAGTTTACTCTTTATAGAGCAGATTTTGCTACTACTGGATCTATAGAATTTTATAATCCTGAATTATCAGTTGGTAATAAGCAAATTGCTAATTTGTTATCCGATCCATTACAGTTGACTGGAAGAAAGATTAAGGTTGGAATTGGATCTACCTTAAATGATACAGATCTTACTGTTGGAAATACTGTTCTTCAGCATGGAAGTAATGCAACAGGTACTTATGTTGGCAATGCAGGGATTGCAACAGGAACTTTAAATATTATTAATGCGGGTATCGGATATACTCCAATATCAGGAAGTTATGAATTTACACAAGTTCCTTTGACTAATATAACGGCTGCTGGAAATGATGCTCTCGCAGATATTACAATTAATAATGGAGTAGTGGGAGCTGCCACTATTTCAGAATATGTTGTAGGTTCTGGTGGTACAGGATATGTTCCAGGTGACGTTTTAGGAATAGGAACAATCGGCAATAATTCCTTAGGATTAAATGCTAGACTTTCACTTGTTTCTATTGCAAATACCTCACAGTTAATTCTTGATAATGTTCAAGGTGACTTTATAACAGGAACTGGAAATACAGTTAGATATATTAATAGCACAGGTCTTACCACTGATCTTAATGGTGCTAATAATGCGGGTGGAAATGTAGTAATTACTGATATTGATGTAGTGAATAGTGGACTGAATATAGTTGTTAATCATAAGAATCATGGAATGTACTTTACCGATAACTATGCAACTCTTTCTAAGGTACAAAGTGATCTCCTTCCCACAAAACTTGTTAATGATCTTGATCCCTCAACTACAGGTGATATAACAGTCGATAGTGCCACTAACTTTGATGAGTTTGAAAATGTAGGTGTAGGAACTACTAACTATGGTTACTTAAAGATTGGGGAAGAAATTCTTTCTTATGAGAGTGCTGAAGGAACTACCATTGGTATTACTTCAAGATCAATTGATTCTACAACCACCAAGAATTATCTTGCAGGTACTCCAGTTTACAAGTATGAATTGGGTGGTGTTTCCTTGAGGAGAATTAATAAAACTCATTATCTAGGAAACGTATCAATTGCTAATTCTATTACTTTTGATTCTTACAATATTAAACTTGACATGGGATCAAGTGGTTTAGGAAGATCTACTGGTGCAAGTTTCCCTATTCTTTATATGGGTCAAACCAAGTCAGCTGGTGGAGACAATGTAACTGCTACTCAGAATATTCCTTTTGAAATTATTAATCCACAAATCCAAAATCTTACTTTACCAGGCACTAATCTCACTTCTCAAGTTAGAACTGTAACTGGTGCAAGTTTAGATGGAAATGAAATTCCATATGTAGATAAGGGATTTGAAGGAATTTCTATTGGACAAAACAATTATATGAGCACCCCTCGTATAGTGGCTTCTAATATTAATCAAACTAATAATTTAACTACTTTACCTGGAAATAAATCTTTCAATATGAGAGTTAATTTAACTACTACAGATTCTAAATTATCTCCAATTATTGATACACAAAGAATGAGTGTTATCTTTATTTCTAATAGAGTTAATGCACCTATTTCAAATTATGTAACTGATAATAGAGTTAATAGTACATTTGATGATCCAAATGCTTTCCAATATATTTCTAAGGAGTTCCAGTTAGAAAATGCTTCTACTACATTAAAGATTATTGCTGATAGTTATATAAACACGGATTCTGATATTAGAGCATTCTATTCAATTAGTAATGCTGCTGGAACTGATCCAGTTTATATGCCTTTCCCTGGTTATAATAATATTGATGACAAGGGGCAAATAATTGATGTGGCTGATAATGATGGAAGATCAGATACGTTTGTATTCCCATCTACCAATGAAGAGATTTTAACACCAAGTGATGAATTTAAGGAATATGCATTTACTGCAAATGATCTTCCTTCGTTCAAGTTCTATAGAATTAAAATAGTAATGACTTCAACAAGTCAAACTTATCCACCTAGAATGAGGAATCTTAGAGTCCTTGCACTTGCATAGTATGTCTTATTTGAAAGTGGAAGGACATGGTGAATTGTATAGAGATTCTACAACTAACTCTATTGTAAATCGAAATACATCTGATTATAATCGTTATATGTCCCAGAAAAAAACTAGGAATAAAGAGGTAGAAAAAGTGGACACAATGGAACAAGATCTGGCACATCTCAAAAATGAGATTAATGAAATTAAATCTTTACTTAAGGAGTTAGTAAATGGCTAGTCATAACATCACATTTGATCCCGACTCAGGAACTCCTTATGCTGCCAATCTAAACATCTATGGTGGAGCAGGATTTAGTGATACTTTTACAGTAACAAGACCCAATTCCACTGCATTTGATTTTACAGGATATAGTGGTGCTGCTCAAATGACAAAGAGTGTAGCTATAGGATCAACACATGATATTACTGCTACTTTTACTGTAGGTTTCACGAGTGCTACTGGTGGAAAGATAAAATTAACATTAGCAGATACTGCCACCAGAGATATCGTGGAAGGAAGATATGTTTATGATGTTAATATTGTCAGTGCAGGATCCACTTATTATAAATTAGTGAAAGGAGATATAATGGTTCATGCTGGTGTTTCTACCAGACCCTAAATAATTCCACAGGAATAGTAAATAGATGGCACAACCAGCAAGTAGATCTCAATTAAAAGATTATTGTTTAAGGCAATTAGGAGCACCTGTGCTGGAAATTAATATTGCCGATGAACAAGTAGATGATATAATTGATGATGCTGTTCAGTACTTTCATGAAAGACATTTTGATGGAGTTTTAAGAACTTATTTAAAATATGAAGTAACACAAAATGATATTGATAGGGGAAAAGGGCCTGGACAAGATGGAGTATTGGGAATAGTTACCACAACAGCGACTTCTACTATTGATGGAGCTTCGGTTCAATTTGATTGGAAAGAAAATAGTAATTATTTACAAGTACCTCCTTCTGTAATTGGAGTAGAAAAAGTATTTCACTTTGATGGATCACAGTCCATGTCTAGTGGTATGTTTAGTATTAAATATCAATTATTTTTAAATGATATTTACTTCTGGGGAGCAATGGAAATGCTCACTTACAATATGACAAGGACATATTTGTCTGATCTAGAATTTGCGTTAACGACACAAAAACAAATAAGATTCAATCAGAGAATGGATAGATTGTATATGGATGTGGATTGGAGTGAATTAACTGCAGGTGATTGGTTAATTATGGATTGTTACAGAACTCTTGATCCTAATGATTATGCAAGAGTATGGAATGATTCATTCTTAAAGAAATATACGACAGCTCTTCTTAAAAAACAGTGGGGTCAAAACTTAATTAAATTCCAAGGAGTAAAACTTCCTGGTGGTGTTGAATTGAATGGTCGTGAAATTTATGAGGATGGTGTAAAAGAACTTGAAATCATTAGAGAAATGATGTCTAATACTTATGAATTACCACCTCTTGATATGATAGGCTAATGGCATTAAATCCCTATTTTATCCAAGGAACTTCTGGCGAACAAGGCTTAGTTCAAGATTTAATTAATGAGCAATTGAAGATGTATGGCGTGGAGTGTTTTTATCTTCCTCGTCAATATGCAACGACTCATAAAATTATTAGAGAAGTAATAGAATCAAAGTTTAAACAATCATATCCTATTGAAGCATATGTAGAAAATTTTGATGGGTATGGTGATAATACTGTAATGCTTTCTAAGTTTGGTATTCAATCTAATAAAGAATTAACTGTAACTATCTCACAAGAAAGATTTCACAATTATATTACCCCTTTAATTAAAAATTTACCTAATATTAATTTACCAAATGTTGAGTTAGATCATCGACCAAGGGAAGGAGATTTAATTTATTTTCCTTTAGGAGATAGGTTATTTGAAGTTAAGTTTGTAGAACATGAAAAACCATTTTATCAACTTAGAAAGAATTATGTTTATACATTAACTTGTGAACTCTTCAGACCAGAAGACGAAATATTGGATACTGGTATTGAAGAAATAGATGATACATTTGATGTAGACTTTAACTTAATGACGTTGACTGTTATAACGTCTGGTTCTGATGCTAGTGCTGCTACTCGAATAGACAATGGTGCAGTTCAAACAATTGAGGTTACTAATAGAGGTGAAAGATATACTTCACTTCCAAGGGTAGCGATTACATCTGCTCCTTCTGGAGGACTTACTGCTGTTGGTATTGCAACTCTTCTTGATGGATTAGTAAATTGTGATGGAACAGAAATAGGATCTAAGGTACAAGGAGTTCAAATTATAAATCCAGGCCATGGTTATGATTATACCGATGCTCCTGGTATTTTATTCTTTGGTGGTGGAACTGATGCTATAGGTGCTGCTGCCACAGTGGGTATTGCTTCTACTGGTGCAGTTGGTATAGTTACTATATCTGATGGAGGTTCAGGATATGCCACTCCTCCAACAGTAACCTTCAGTACTCCAAAACATGTGGGTGCAGCTGCTACTGCTGTACTTTACAGTCCAATGTCAGGCATTGGAGTAAGTATTCTTTCTGCTCCTATTAGTGATGGAGATCCTAAATTTATGTTCCCTGGTGGAACGACTGGGGGTAGATTCTATAAACCAGGATTCCCACCAACAGTTACTTTTGGATTACCAACAGGATCTAACGCAACTGCAACTGCAACTGCTACTTTAGATGATTATGATGTTTCGGGAGGAACAGTATTAACTGTTACAATGACTAGTGGGGGTAAATTCTATGACAGTGCTCCTACTGTTACATTCTCTGCTCCAACCGCCTCAGGTGCTGCTGCAACCGTTGGTTTAGCAGGTTCCTCTATAAATGCTAGTTCAATAGCATTTAGTACTACTGGAAGAGCATATACCACTGCTCCCACTGTTGCTATTACTACTTCTGGTACTCAATTAGTACCTACTCAAGCCGCAGTCGGTATTGTCACTATTCATTCTGTTACGGGTATTGTTACTGCTGTTTCCTTTAATCCTTCCGATGCTTGGGCAGTAGGAACCAGTGCTACAGTTGGTGCTGGATATACGGTTGCACCTACTCTTACATTCTCAGGAGCAACTGCACAAGTAAGAGCAACAGGAACCGCAGTAGTATCTGCTGCAGGAACCGTCACTGGAGTTTCTATTGGTAATAGTGGATTTGGATATCAGGCAGGAAATCCTCCTAGCGTATCTTTTGCTGCTGCTACGGGAGGTGATGAAGAATTTAGAGCAACTGGTATTAGTACCATGCGATATGATTCTGTGTTTGCAGAAGGTACATTGGGTATTGGATCTACCTTTATTGTTGGTCTCAATACTGCTGGTATATTAATTGGTGATAGAGTTAGATTGGGTGTAGGATATAGTGATTCTTATAACTTTATCGATGGAGATGCATATGTGACTAGCATAGGTGCAACATCAATCTTTATGTCTGAGGCGGCTACCAATGTTGGTATAGCAACTTCAACGTTTGAATTTGGTATTCAAAATTGTGGTATTGTGACAGGTATTAATATCATCTATGGTGGTGGTGGATATCTTGAACCTCCTACAGTTTCTATATCTAATACTGCTGGTGAAAAGAATTATCATTCAGAGGTTGCTGGTGTTACTACTGCTGTTGGTTTATCGTTAATCAATTCTTCAGGTATTGTAACTGCCATCTATCTAACAAACGCTGGTGCTAAGTATATTGAAGTACCAACAATAACAGTAGGTGCTGCGGATACGGGTGGTATAGGTAACTTTATTGAGAGGGAAACCATAACAGGTTCAGCAAGCAGTGTAACAGCTATTGTAAGAACATGGAATGCATCTACGGGAGTTCTTGCTATCTCTAATTCTACTGGAGATTTTATTGTAGGAGAGACTCTTACTGGTAGTGAAAGCAATGCTCAATTTGAATTAAGATTGACACAAGATGATAATACCATTAGTCAATATCCTGATAATTTAGAAATTGAAACGCAAGCAGATAGTATTTTAGACTTTAGTGAGTCTAATCCATTTGGAACACCCTAAATATAATATACAAGGTCTAGAAAGATGTTTGAGTATTATTACCACGAAATATTAAGAAGAACGATTATTTCTTTCGGAAGTCTTTTTAATGGAATAGAAATTAAACATGATGATGCTGACGATAACGTTACTAGTATTATCAAGGTTCCTCTTGCATACGGACCTACCCAAAAGTTTTTAGCTAGATTACAACAGTCCCCTGAACTTAATAAACCAACTTCAATTACATTGCCTAGAATGTCATTTGAGTTTACTGGTTTACAATATGATGGATCACGAAAGGTAACTACAACTCAGACATTCAAATCTTCAACTACTGGAAGTGGGGCATCAATCAGAAAAACATATATGCCAGTTCCTTATAATATGTCTTTTGAGTTAGCAGTCTTTACTAAATTGAATGATGATATGCTACAGATTGTAGAGCAAATTGTACCATATTTTCAACCTGCATATAATTTAAGTGTTGATCTTGTTAAGACTATTGGTGAGAAAAGAGATGTTCCTGTGGTGATTGAAAATATTACAATGGAAGATGATTATGAAGGAGATTTTACTACTAGAAGATCGTTGATATATACGTTTAGATTTACTGCAAAAACTTACCTCTTTGGCCCTGTGGGATCAAATGCTGCAGCATCCAAAGATCTTATCAAATCTGCGAAGATTGGATACATTGCTGGTGGATATACCAAGACTCCTACCAGAGATGTTACTTACTCTGTTACTCCTCGTGCTACTAAGGCTTATGATGATAATGCAGTCACAACACTAAGTTCAAATATCAGTGCAGAATTAGATGTGTTCGATGTGGTAAGTGCTTCAAGTATCGCAGAGAATACATATATTATTATCGATGAAGAGTCAATCTATGTTGATAAGAAAACTGACAATCAACTATTTGTTAAGAGAGGTCAGGATGGTACATCTCCAACGGAGCATGTAGGTGGTGCAGCAGTAAATCTAATTACTGCTACAACTAATGATATGATCGAAGTTGGTGACGACTTTGGATTCGATGGTTCTTTTGATTAAAAACAATGAAAAAATTAGATGATGCTTTCAACATTTCTGAGACTGAAGTAGTAGAAACCGAAAAGGTGGGGATTACACCCGAACAAAAACCTGATAGAATAACGAAAGATGATATAACTAGAGATTATGAATATACAAGAGGCAATTTATATTCTATCATTGAAAATT